ATAGTAGATCGTGGTTTGTTGTTCTGTATCACGTAGGACTTTGCTAATACCAGAGCCATATTTTAACTCAAATGCGTACTCAACTCCCGGCGTAATTTTGTGCTCTGTAACTTCGCCGTTAGCCCTTGTAATCTTTAGCTTTGCCATTATTCTCCCTAAGGTGTTGTATCTACTACGATAACACTTTGGCAGGTAAATGTAATTGACTGGCTTGCTATATCGCCTACTGCGCCATTTATATCTTGTGTGTTATTTACAAGTATTGTTGTTTGATACTCAGGGTTTGTAGCGGAAATAGCCGCGTTTGTTTGCTTTAACGTTAAAGCACAAGTCTTACCCCATTGATCTTGTAAAGTTGCATTAACATTAGATGCAGCAGTATCACTTAAAAAGTCAATAGTAATAGTGCTAGCCTCTAAGCCTTTTGTAAACTTATGCGCGCTATCGCCCATAGCTGTTACTTCTAATTCATCAAATGAGCGGTTAATTGTTACGGCTGTTACGTGATTTGAAAGATCAATACTGTTCAACGTAACGACCACGCCATTACTGAGATAAATTGCCATTATTCGGTGTCCTCTTCTTTCTTAACAGCCGGTTTTTTAACTGCTGCTGGTTGGTCGGTAATCTGGCCAATTTTGACCAGAAAGTTATGTTCTTCTTCTGTTAGTCCTTTATAGCTCATTGTTTAACTCCAACTCGTAAGGATATTTAGGGTTAACTTACATATTAAAAGATCTCCACTAGCCGCCGTAGTAATTGACGGCGCAGAGATACTACTAACGTTATAGACTAAACTGCTTGCATTTAGTAAGGTAAATACGGCTACAATAAAAGTTTCCATGCCTGCCAAGTTACCTTTATTATCAAAGGCCGGTACCGCTATCAGCAAATCAAAGTTAGCCATAGGTGAAATAGTTATTTGAGAATTATTACTAGGCGTAATATAAGGATCGCTAGGTATTACAGAGACTGAGTTTGCTAATAATTGAGGTGCAGGAAAAGCAAACGTACTCCACACTCCAGCGTTAGTTAAGGCAGTAGCTAGTGTCGTACGCAGCGTAGTAATTGGTGCAGGCATTAGCCGACCAGCGAAGCAGGGTTAGCGTAAGGTTGTATTAAACCCCTTATGCGATTTATCATTTGATAGCCAAGTCGATAAGGCGAAGCTGTTACTCCGTCCATACCATTACTAGCCATTGAAGTCTGCCGGGCCTGCCAAATATCTACGCTTAGGATCATGCTAGCTTGACGGATAGCTGGCGTGGTCGCGTAGCTGGCTGTTTTAGTGTCTGGCCCGGTCGCCGTACCATAAGGCAGCACACGATGGAAAGGATCATCGCTAGCTGTTTTAGAATATTGAATAACAGAATAACCATAAGGGTAAGTGCTATAAGCCCATGTACTCCAGAAGGCTGGCAGTAAATTAGAAGGGCCTGTAGTTCCTGGTACTGATCCAGTTAAAGTATAAGTGCCGTTATAAGTCGATCCTGCAGCAGCGATAGTTACGCTCTGGCCAGTTACAAATATGCCAGGATTAGCAAGCATCAAAGTAGCAACATTAGATTGTAATAGAGCAGCTACTACTGGCGCATTATCGAACCATAGATATTGATTTAATAAATCCTGAGCAGTTTGTGTGCACTCCTCAACTGTTGCATCTAGATATAAAGTTCCAATACCTAAATTATCTCTCAACTCTTGCATCGTCGTGTAAGTGCTTGCCACTTGCTACTCCTTTCTAATAGCTCTCTAGGGCTAAGGGCTACTAAGCCCTAGAGATTACTAATTTAATTTAACTAATTATGTTAAATTATAGCGACGTACGCCTGCGCCAACATTGGCCATTAGTGCCATATAACCATAAATTGCCACCTGGATTTGTAAATTAGCGACAACATTTACGCTCATATATGCCGTAGGGCTTTCGAAAACTGTAATTGCTTCTGGTGTAATTACGAAGGCACTCTCATCGATCGTAGTGCTAACAACGTTTCGCGATACATATAAATCAAGTCCGAGAAAATTACCGCGAACAGAAGTAGGTGCAACATTACCGCCATTATTCATAGGGTTAGCAGCATTGTAAATAGGGCGACCAGTGGTATCGGTAGCACCGAGTAGTAATCCCCATTGGCTAGATCCACATAGATAATTCTTAGCAAAGTAAGAAGTAGCTAAATAAGCTGCAGGTGCAGATTCAGTAGCGAAAGCAATTAAGCCGGCGCTTGAAGCTGCTTGTGCGGTTGCTTGTGTACCTTGTGCAGTTAAGAAAGAAATTAATGCAGTTTCAGTTACTTTATTATAATTATTTTGTAACTCTGTAGTAACGGCATCGAAGAAGCCCGGATCGCTTCTTTCTAGAAGCTCTATCGATATTGTCTGCATGCCAGAATACTTGGATACTGTGGCTGATAAATACTCAGAGACAGCATCGGTTTCACTTACTGCACCAGATTCAGCTTCGACTGTAGTCGTAGGATAGGTCGTAAATTTCGGCCGGTTTATTGTTAAACCAGAAGGTGGTAATGCAGCGCGGCTAACAGTTTCCATCGCAGGGCGACCAAAGTTACCTTGTGTTGAAACAATAGAAGCCATGTACTGAGTTGGATTAAATCCAATTCCAGCAGAAGCAAATCCATCGGCTGCAGTTAGAGACATATCTTCGGCTGCAGTTACCCATAGCTTAGATTCATCATTACCTAATTGCGCTTTAATTTTGTGCATTGTGTACGCACCTTTAGAGGTAATTCCATGTCGAACAGTCTGAGAATTTAAAGCATTGTACGGAGTTGTAATTATTGGTCGAGAGGCTTCTACTACTGGAGTAGCCGCTTCCGCCGGTGTTTCGGTTGGCTCTGGGGCTTTTACGTCCAAGATAGCCTCACTTTCGGTAGGTGTTGGAGTTGGTATTTCTTCTGCTTCATTAGCAGCTACTTTAGTAACGACAGCTTCGGCATAAGCCGGGCTTTCGACTAAAGACACTTCGGTCATGCGAGCACTAGAGATTACTAATACTCCTTCTTCGTTTTCTTTCGCTTTTAAAACATCTACGCCTATAGATAAAGAAGATATTAAATCTTCTGCAGCTAGCGTTAAATAATCTGTACCCCTAGAGCTAGCACTTACTTTAAACGTGCCGTATATTGCATCTTGGGTAGTAGTAAAGGACTGAGCGCGACCTATTGGGTCGTTTTTCTGATGCATCGCTAATAATTTAATTCGTTTAGCATCTGGGATCTCTACTGATCCACTTTCAAATATTACAGGGCCAGCAGAAGTATTACCGATAGTGTTAAAGGGTAATACGACACCAGAAATTAAACGGCGGCCAGTATCGCTACTTTCAATACTACTAGCCAAGTTTAAGTGCATTGTTTTATTCATCTATACCTTCTTCATCTATTAGAGGATTTACATTTCCATCGGGCGTTAGATCTTCCATCTCTTTAGCTTGATCTATATCAATTAAGCCAAGTGTTAACATTTTCTCTATTACATTTAATCGATCCATAGCATCACCGCGTAAGAAAGTATCATCTACTGCGAATTTTACTATATTTCCATTAGCAGTTATATCGTTCATAGATAAACGATTTTCCACCGCCGAAATGTAAGGCTGCAGCGAATAAGCCACATATTCTTTTCGTGCATCTAAAATATTTTGATAGGTCATGCTGTTATTCATATCCGCGCTAATCATGAAAGCCGGTACGTTCATTAATCTCGAAACCTGCGTAGCTAAATACTGGGAAGCTTCTGTATATAACATTTCTTTCGGTGAGAATCCTAAGTTTTCTACAGATAAAGTAGAAGTTAAATATGCAGTGCTACGACTTTGACGGCTTGCTTTCCATGATGCTAATAGTCCTGCTATCTGAGCTTCTGGTAAATCTGCGCCAGTATTTTTAATCACAGTAGTCGCCATCGGTGTTTGTGATGCAACTGCTGAGGCTTTTTCTACATCAAGAGCAGACTGGATAGTTCGAGAGCCGGTTAATAAAACTCCATTAGTTAATCCTTGAAAAGTTACTAAACTTCCAATACCGCTATCTGGTACGCGCTCGCCCTGTATTGAGTAGTATTCGACTTCCGTTCCGTATTTATTTGTAGTAACACTTACACGATTATTAGCGATCCACTCAAAGCCAGAAGGTCGTAGATCATCGGCATATAAAGAAGTTACACGCCAGAAAGCCTGCCCGTAGAAAATTAATGAATCAATAGTCCAAGCAATAGTTACACTTCGTGGCTGCCTTAAATCTGGTTGATCTAACCAAAGCGGCGACTGCAATTTCTTACCAGTAGATTTTTTATATAATTCTAAATCTAAAGAAGCAATTACTCCTGTTAATAAATTACGACACCTTGCAACTGCTGGCACTTGCATCGCAGCTTGTCGATCAATATTAGCCGGACCCATGCCAGAGCTAACGCCTGTATTAAAAGATCCATAGCCGTAACTAGAATCCATTATCGCAGGGGAGTACTGAGCTGTAACCTTCTTAGTATCGACCCGTAGGCCTAAAGTCTGCAGTAATCCCATATACGGTATTTTCCCTTATTTGTCTAGCATATATGCGTATTTCGCTCTGCGTGTCGGATTATTTACGCTTGGTTATATTAAGAATAAATCTTAGCAGCTTCTATCGGTTGAACTAGTACGTGAATTACCATAGCTGCGCCAATAGCAATATCTACGGGTCCGGCCGATTTTCTTCTAACGATACGCCAGCTAGAATCGTTCATCTTGGCCGCGCAATTCTGAAAATGCTGGATTAGTAATTCCTGCCCAGAGTGAACAAAGCGATTATTAGATAGCTGATCGTGAAGGTCTGAACATGCCTGGTAAAAGTTAATTCCGCTTATATCTTTTACATTTACGCCATTTCTAGACAGGCGATCCGCTATGGACTGCGTAGTCCACTTATCAAAGCAAACTACACGCGGATAGTATAAATCACACCATTTCTTAACTGCCACAGCCACCTGCAGCTCATCTATAGCTACATCGCTATGGAAGGTTTCTAATACGCATACGCCGTACTTACCTTCGGGCGTTATCTGGCCCATAACTAAACTTCCATCGCGCCTGCTAGGGCTAATATCGAAAGCCATGACTGTAAGCGGTCCAGGTGATAGTTTTAAGTTAATATCACTTGTAGCTTCTATAGATCCTTCTGGGAAAGGATTACTTAGACTGCTAATCCACTGGCAAAGTGTCTCGGTCCTAAATGTTTCTATCGTATTTATAGATAGAGCTTCTTCTATCGCCTCTTCTGTAATTAAAGTACCTAAACTAGGATTAGCCATAGCCCAGCCTTTACGATCAGTTAATTTAGACCACTGGGGCGCAGAGTATTCATAGAAGCCGAAAGATTCTGGCGGATTACTTAGGGCCTTTTCGCGTAAGTCGTTTAAGGTCAAACTAAAAGCATCACCGGCGTTAGAGCTTAGGTAAGTCTGAGAATTAGGCCGCGCCCTAGTTACCGGCACAGCAGCAGCGAAAGCCTCTGGGATAATGTCGCGGATTTCATCTATCCATAAGAAATCGGCTGTCCGGCCTCGCGATCCGTTAGCCGTTGCAGCTACTACATCTAAACGACCGCCGCCATACTTCGGCAGGATCTCTATAGATTCTGTGCCGTTTGCATATCTAATCTGTTTTACCTTTCTACGCATTTCGTCGCTGCTTTCTAACAAATAACAAATATCGCGAAAGTTAGTTAAAGCCATGCCGCGATTACTACTCATAATAAGCTGATTCTTTTCGCCAAATAAAACTAGGCCAGCTACAGCTCTAATTCTGCCTATAAATGACTTTCCGTTCTGCCGAGATCCTATAAGCACACTACTTCTGCGAATATAACTATTATCTTCTCTCACAGCTAACATGTCGTTTAATACCCATTGTTGCCAGTCCAATAAAGGCATACCGAGAGATGCAGCTAGCTCGCCTACCTCTGGGCCTCTAGATTTACCAGTTAAAGGTGTGTTGCATAATCGAGGCTCTACGGCCCCCAGTAAAGGCTGTTTTAACTTGACTGCCATTACTTGTACTTCTGTTCGGGTTGGCCCAATGCAGGGCCACTCTGGACTGTATTTGACGTGATCGGGGAGATATTGGACGA